AGCCCCCAATATCTTGATGTGGAGGGTGGTCCGTATGCCACCTATTCAGAGGGTTCAACCGATGAAAAACCGAACTCAAAAGGCGGTCACCGGACCCGGAGAAATGTACCACATTGTGGTTAACGCTAGAGAATGGGTCTACCAGGGGCCAACACAAGGGCAACCGGGGGACGCAAAAAATAGTGACAGGGGCCAACACAAGGACAACCTGGGGTTAGCCAAGGGACAACCGGGGGACGACACTCTTATTATTACATAATAAGAGAGAGTGCCTTTGTCACACTCTCTCTTTTTTTAAAGGTGAAAAAGCGATGGCACTTTTCAGACTGTACAAGGATCGAAAGTTAGGGCAGCTGAACATGGTGATAAACACGGATGACATCTCCAGCGTGTATGTCACCCCGGAAAATTCCAGTTCGAAACAGACCGCCAGGGAATGGTCATTGATTATCAAAATGCGCAATGGGGAGACCGAGATTGTGAGCGGCCTCATTCAGTCAAAAGCAAATGGGGCCATGACGGAGATGATGCAGGCGCACAATGGGAAAAAGAGCGCTGAATACTCAGTGGAGTCATACGGGGGCCAGGGCGCCAAGGACACCATTGACATGAGCCCTTCAGCAATAGCCAGAAGGGAGAAGATCGAGAAAAACAAAAAGATGAACCGAGTTTTTTCATGGGCCAAAGCAGGAGGATTCGGCGCCCCGCCCGAAGGTTGGGCTGTTGGAGATCCGGTGCCTGAGGAATTGGCGACTGAAAACGTGATGGCGGCGAGAAAAAGAGAAAACGCCGCTGATTGACACGCTACCAGCCCCGCCAGACGAGATTCAACCGCCAGTCCGTACATCGGGACGCGTGAGGGAGAAAATCGAAAGGAGGGGCGTTTACGGGGTTAAATTTAGACAGAGGGAAAAGTAGCCATGAAAGACGTAAAACCGATTGAAGTATGCACTGCTTGGTATTTCGACTGTGAGCACTGCGATAAGGGGCAATACATAGATGACACGCTCGAACAGCGATGGCTGGGGAACAGGATGGTGTATGCCGACACGGTTGTTTGCCAGTTCTGCTCCAAGGAAAATTTTGTTTATCGGGAGATGTGAAAGCATGAGCATGGACGAATCATTGCAAATAGACGAGCGCGGGGAAGCAGAGCGCATAGCCTACCGGTACGTCGGCTACGACATCGGAGACCTGGAGCGAGCACTCAATATCAACACCACATCGGAGAGCGAGACCATCCAAGCCGCCATCCATACCGCCGCCCTCCAGGAAGATGCCGAGCGGAGCAAGGTGGTGCTCTGCCGGGATTGCCGGTACTGGACGCCGTTGGTCAATCGCGCCGGAGGGGAGTGCGTTCCGCCAGGGTCCAAAAAAGAGCCATGGCCCGGGCATCCATACCACGACACGCAAGGATGTGACGGTGACTTCGGGTGTGTCTGTGGGGTGCGGCGATGAGCGGGCACACTCCTGGGCCATGGAAGATTGGTCAACATCTGCCAATCACCAGTATAGGCTGGTCAGTCACAATAGCCGAAGACGGCAGCGCGATTGCCTACGTCCTAGGCGATAAAAACCCAGAATTACGCGCCAACGCTCGACTCATTGCCGCTGCTCCTGACCTGCTTGAGGCACTGGATGATGCGCTCCACCAGATGAAGCAGGTTTGTCCTGGGTGTGAGCAATGGATAGACTGGGCACAAGCAGAAGCTGCGATAGCCAGAGCAAAAGGAGAAAGCAAATGATCCCCAATAAACGATACACCGTGACCAAGGCCAGCGATAATGGAACTTTCGAAATCGGTGACTCCATCTGCCTACACGATGACGGGACGCTCACTTGCCACCAGGCTATGGGCTGGATCGATGCCCAGGATGTGCCGGCAGCGACCGATGGGATGGAGTGCGAGCTTGACACCGAGTGGGTCGAGACGCAACGGGCTAAATTTAAAGCGGCGCTGGCCGCACTGGATGAGGGGCGACCGATGAGCAGGGTCCCGGAAGGATTCGTGTTGGTCCAGGCATATCCCGACAAGGCTGTTGACTTGTCAGGCGGGCCTTTACATGGATGGTTGTTTTTTAGGCATGCAGATGGCCAATTTGTTTCGGAAAGAAAGTTGAGCGATTGGGAATTGATGCAAGTTGAGGATCAACGGGACGACGGAATAGTCATTGATGATGAGGGAGGTGGCCAATGATGCACGATAATGACGATTACGCGAGCTGCCAGGCCCGCCAGGCGAGCGGATACGCATGGGGCGGACCTGGGGACGGGCCGAAAGGAAAACCGCAGGAAGGGGCCAAAATAGACGAAACAAACCGTGACCCGCAAAGCCGGCACTACGATCATGGCGGGATCGAAACCCTGGACATCATCCGCGCCAAACTGACCCCAGAGCAGTACCAGGGGTTTCTGCTCGGCAACGTGATCAAGTATTCGTGCCGGGCGAATTTCAAAGGGAATTTCGAGAGGGATATGGAAAAGGCAGGGTTTTACAATCGGTTTTTACGGGAGGCGGCAAATGGCCAAAGCTGAAGTGTGGGACGCGGTGAAGGTCAAGCGCCGATACCGGGGAGACAATGTGTATTTCCTGCTGTCGAATGATGCTGACGGCAACCCCTACGCACTGGACATATCGGTCAGCGGAGAGGTGATCAACATCGACCAAGGCGCACTCTCAAACATCGACGCCATGGCCACGCTCACATCTCTCGCCATCCGGGAGTACGACGTGGACTATGTAGCGGCCAGGTTGCTACAGGTCAGTCGCGGCGAGCATACGCTGCCGGCGATTATCGCTGACGTGCTTTTGGAGTATGGGACTTTTGGGGAGGGGGTGAAGAAATGAAGCTGTATTTTCACAAAAGGGAAACATATAAACTCATCCCTAAAATTGTCCTCAACATGAACGATTTTGGGTGGAGGTGCTTGGCTATCACTTTCATTTTTATAACTGCTCAGGTGAGGTGGAAAAAATGAAAAAATACGGATGCCATTGCGACCTTGAAGAGGGCGTGAATCCTGATGATTGCGTAATTGACCTGGGCAGGAAAGATGATTGCGTTTATGCCAGGAACGGAATCAAAAAAGAAGAATGTCCATATTGGAAAGAATACGACGACGGTGAAATAGCCACCAACCATGGCCGGTGCTGTTTGTGTAAGTGGTGGGAGCAGCATAATGCCTACAGCGGAGAGTGTTGTCAAGTAACTCTTCGTCGACTGGGTAGCTGGCATGATCATTTTAAATGCGGCCCTCAATTTGGTTGCGTCCATTGGGAGGTGGCCAAATGAACGAGTTCTATTGCCTTGATGACGACTATAACATTATTTTCAAGTCTCCAGAAGAGGCTGTCGAGATGATGGAGATGAATGAGGGGGATTCTTTTTCATTGTTGAAAATATGTGTTTTCTCAAGAAATACCTTTTTGATAAAAAACGGAGATATTCTTCATGTTGCTGTATCAATACCTACGGGAGAGATTGAATGAAAACCGCAACATCATGCGAACGCTGCGCCCACGCGGACGAAGGATGCCTCGCACATGACATTATGATGCGGCACGGGGGTTGGTGCCAGGGATTCGATGACCGGGATGACGCCTGCGATGAGCCGTATGGGGATGAGAGCTTGAGAAAGGCTGAGGAGGATTGAGGGGATGATGTGCTATCGAGATCGAACGTACTGCCAGTTCTGGGGTGACTGCAAAAACGGTGGTGAATGTAGCCGGGCGCTGACCAGTGAGGTTAAGCAGGACGCTATCAAGTGGTGGGGTAACAATGACGCGCCAATTGCCACCTACGTTGATAAACCCAAGTGTTTCGAGGAGGATTTGAGGGATGACTGAAGAGCAAGCGAGAAAGCGGTGGTGTCCGATGGCAAGGGTGGTTGAGGCCGGGGACGGAATACTACACGGACCGTTTAACCGATATCACAGCGGCGCAGATATGGGGCTCGATGGCGGGGAGGCGTGTTGCCTGGCCAGCGACTGCATGGCTTGGGTCGAGAGGCAAGGTTATGATGGGCGGGTCGAGGGCCGATGCGGGTTGGTGAACGAATGAAACCCTTCGCCCTCTACCTGCTCGTCAGAAATAGCACTCGTTGGCCACCACTACCGCACCGCTTTTGTTCACGGGTGGAAACACACAGAGGAGGAGGCGGCAAATGGCAGCAATCGAGCCTGACGGGGTGGGTTTGCGCAGACGGGTAAAGATAGCCGGAGAATCATACTATTTCACAGCCACCAAAGGGGATGAGAACAAGGCCACCGGCAGGGAGAGGCGCAAAACTGCCGATGAGACCTGCCGTGTTTTGGGGCAGATGGTCAATGCAATTTTGGGCAATGTTGGGAGGTCGAAGTGATAACGGCAAAAAACTATGCGGCACAGGCGGAAAGAGGGTTATATGAAAATTCAAAAATAATGGATAGCAATGGATATCCATTATGTGCTAAAAATAATTTGTTAATTAGCGATCTAATTAAAAGGACTGTTCACTTTAACATCCCTTGCAATGGAGAAATATTTGACAAAGACAGGTCATATAAAGGATTAGTTAACCTTTCGCTAAAACTTCCGTTTCCTTTTATTAGTTTAGAATTTGATACAAATAGCGAGAGTAGGTTTTTAAGGAATGGAAAGGTTGTAGTGGTAGCGTATGAAGAAGAAGAGACGGTTGAAACTTTATGTATTTTTAACTTAACAGGGCTTTGGCATAGGAATAATTTTTGGTTTAGCATCTCTAAAGACTGGGACCGGTCGGTGGAGAGAAAGGGTAATGGGTATGTGGGGCAAGAGATTTTAATGGTAGACGAGGGGTCAAATGTCCTTGAAAAGGAAAAGGCTATGTATGACTATGCAAGAATTAATTGTCACCTTGGAGCCCAAAGCGTTTTAAGTTTATGCGAAGCATTAGCGTGCTCCAATGTGTCAACATCAATTATACAAAAAGCTGCACCTCCACTTGTTGCCCAGAAGCGAGAAAGAAAAGGCAAACTCCCAATCTACGAAACAAGAATGTTGACGATAGACTCAACCAATCAAGGTGGCGGCACCGGAACTATAGGGGGAACACACGCATCCCCGCGAACCCACTTGAGAAGGGGCCACATCAGACGGTTAGACGATAACCGTAGAATATGGGTAAATGCCTGTGTCGTCGGAAAATCAGGCAATGGAATCATTGATAAACAATACGCGGTGGTGTGAAATGGGCACCATTAAAACATCAGGAGACAATGGATGATGAATAAAGCAAAGCCATTCGCGCTCTACCTGCTCCGCTGGCAACTCTCAACCCCGATCCTCTGGCTCGTGCTCTACCTGCTGGGGTCGAGCGTATGGGCTACCGTAGTGGCCAACCTGATCGGCGGGTGCATCTTTTTTTGGGTTGATCGGTGGATTTTTGCGCGGAGGTGAAAACGGGAAAGCCCGCTTACTATTGTCGGGGCGGGCTTTTTTCAATGTAAACAACACATATTTCCCTTGTCAATTATTTGGCAATAACGCAGATTCTTACTTGCTAAATTCCTGACACGATTGTAATCTCAAGCCATAAGATTGGCACCTGCTCCCCTCACTGTCGAGTCGAAATAGCTTGGTTAGCCCCGGCGAAGGGGCCTTCCAAGCTCTAGAAAATGTAGGTAACAGACACGGAATTATGGCCGAAAGGAAGCGAGAAACCAGGACAAAGGTCGATTGGGAGGCCCTTGAGCCCCATTACCGGGCCGGAGTTCGATCCCTCAAAGAAATTGGAGCAGAGTTTTCCGTTTCTGACGCCGCAATCATAAAACACGCCAAGAAGTTCGCGTGGACCAGAAATCTAGCCGCCAAAATACAGGCAAAAGCTGACGAGAAGGTTAGTGCGGCTCTGGTTAGCGCCGAGGTTAGTGGACAAAAGAAGCTAACCGAGGCCAACAGAATAGAGGCAGAGAGTGACAATCAGGCTCGGGTCCGCCTCTCACACCGAACTGACATTTCCCGTGCAAAAAATCTCGTATCGAAATTGTTTGCCGAGGTCGAGAACGCCACAGTAGTCGAAGGACAAGAACCACCCAGTGAGATCCTTACAATCCCCCAGCGTGTTGATTGTGTCCGCAAACTGACCGATTCAACCAAGACGCTGATTGCTCTTGAGAGGGAAGCTTGGGGAATAGCACTAGCGGTTGGAGATGGTGAAAAAGTTGGTGAAATCTTGAGAAGGATTGTTGACGCATGACTCGAAGGTGCTCTAATTGCCTTGAAGAAAAGGATATTAGTTTTTTCGCTTCAAACGGAAAAGCTGCTATTCGACAAGCAATGCCAAAGTGGGCTGACAGGGGAAGTATTTTTAAAATATACCAAGAGGCCATGAGGATGACAAGAACAACTGGAATAAAACACCATGTTGATCATATCGTACCACTAAAGCACCCGTTGGTATGCGGGTTGCACATACCGTGCAATTTGCAAGTCATTCCGGCTGTTGAAAACCTTAAAAAACAGAATCGGTTTTAGTGAAAAAGATAACAATAGACACGGCCAGGGTTTTTAAAGATCTGTTGGTCCCTGCTAGGTACAAAGGATCACACGGAGGGAGAGGAAGCGGGAAAAGTAATTTTTTTGCAAGCCTTCTGATTGAACAGTGTTTGATAAAAAAAACAAATGCTGTTTGTATCAGAGAAATCCAAAAATCTCTTGATCAGTCTGTTAAAAAATTATTAGAAATAAAGATAGAGTCCATGGGCCTTGGTGGGAGCTTTACGGTCCAGGAATCAAAAATTATCACCCCAGGTGGCGGGCAAATTATATTTCAGGGTCTTCAAAACCATACAGCAGACTCGATCAAGTCGCTGGAGGGATATGATATAGCGTGGGTCGAAGAGGCGCAAAGCCTTTCCCAGCGGTCGCTTGACCTACTCCGGCCGACGATCAGAAAGGAAGATTCGGAGTTATGGTTCAGCTGGAACCCTAACTCCCCTGATGATCCCATCGACCAGTTGCTTCGTGGCGAGAGCTTGCCGCCTGGAGCTGTAGTGGTCGAAGCCAATTACATGGACAACCCCTGGTTGCCGGAAGAGCTACGGGTTGAGCTGGCCTACGATCAGAAGCGAGATCCGGATAAATTCGCTCACGTGTGGCTTGGCCAGTATCGCCAACACTCAGAGGCAAGGGTTTTTAAAAATTGGATCGTCGAGGAGTTTGACCGGCCCCTTGGCACGATCTTCAGGTTCGGTGCCGATTGGGGTTACAGCGTTGACCCTTCGGTACTAGTCCGGGCGTCAATCGATGGTAACCGGCTCTACATCGACCACGAGGCGTATTTGGTTGGCTGCGAGATCGTACAACTTCCTGACCTGTTCGACATGGTGCCCGACAGCCGACGGTGGATTATTGTTGCCGACTCGGCCCGGCCTGAAACCATCAGTTATCTGCAACAACATGGATTTCCCCGGGTGATGCCGGCCGTAAAGGGCGTCGGGTCGATCCAGGAGGGAATTGAGTTTCTGCAGGCGTTTGACATCGTGGTTCACCCCAGGTGCAAACACACCATCGATGAGCTCAAGACATACCGGTACAAGTCGGACCCGCTGACTGGAAAGGTGACAAATTTGCTCGAGGATAAAAATAATCACGTCATCGATGCGCTCCGATATGCTTGCGAAGGAGCCCGTAAGGCTAGAAAGGCTCACCCAACATACAGGCCGCAATCAACCCCCAACTGGAGGGCCTTTTGATGGCCAAAAAACAACAGCTCGACCTAGCTACCTTCACCCGATGGATGGACCAGATCCAACAGCAGCCAGCATGGCGAGCACGGGCTGATAAAGAGGCCGATTACTACGATGGCAACCAGCTGGACTCTGATGTGCTTCAGCGGCAACGAGAGCTTGGTATCCCGCCGGCAATCGAGCCCATCATAAAGCCGACCATTGACAGCGTTCTCGGACTCGAAATAAAGCAGCGCACCGACTGGAAGGTTGTGCCGGATTCAGACAATACCGGTGACGACGATGTCGCCGACGCCCTTAACCACAAGCTCAATCAAGCCGAGAAGCGGGCGAAGGCTGATAATGCATGCAGCGAGGCATTCAAGGGCCAGGCCACCGTGGGGATCGGTTGGGTCGAGGTGTCACGCTGCCAAGACCCGTTCAAGTTCCCGTACCGGTGCCTGAGCGTCCATCGCAATGAAATTTTTTGGGACTTCCTGTCTAAAGAGCCTGACCTTTCTGACGCCCGCTATCTGGTCCGCCGCAAGTGGGTCGATATCGAACTGGCCAAGCTCATGTTCCCGAAGCAGTCCGACCTCGTGTCGAGTGTGGGCACAGGCTGGAAGGGCATCGATTACAACACTTTCACCCCCGACGGAGGATCGACCACTGATCTCGCTATGTCCTACGAGATGGAGCGAGGATGGTCTATCGAGGAGCAGGAGTGGCGGGATATCGATGAGAGCAGGCTGTGTCTGTTTGAGGTCTGGTATCGTGTCTGGGAGCGGGTCAAGATAATCAAAACGCCGCAGGATGGCCGTGTGGTCGAGTACGACCGGATCAATCCCGCTCACATTATGGCGGTCGCCCTCGGCACCGAGGTACAGGAGGCTGTCATCGGCCGGGTCCGCCTGGCCTGGTTCTGTGGCCCTCACCTGCTGAGTGATGAGCCCAGCCCATACCAACACCGCCTGTTTCCCTATGTCCCGTTCTGGGGATTCCGAGAGGATCGGACAGCCACCCCATTTGGCATGGTTCGCGGCATGGTCTACCTGCAGGACGAGATCAACGCCCGTATAAGCAAGATGCAATGGCTCTTGAGCGCCAGGTCTACGGTGCGCACAGCCGGTATCGTCATGATGGACGACGAGGTTTTTCGTCAGACTGTTGGCCGGCCTGATGCTGATGTCGTCCTCGACCCGGTTATGGCCGCGCAACCCGGAGCCCGGTACGAGATTGAGCGCAACTTTGATCTCAATCGCCAGCAGTACGAGCGACTGCAGGATGCCCGCGAAGCTATCAAACGCGTGTCGGGCGTGACCTCTAATTTCGAGGGGAATGCAGCATCCGGCCAATCGGGCATCGCGACCAATAGTTTGATCGAGCAGAGTGTACAGGCAATAACGGACCTGATGGACAATTTCCGCCACGCCCGCACATCAGTCGGCGAGATGCTTCTGTCTATGATCATCCAGGACACCACTGGCGAGGAGCAGGTGACTGTACCTGGCGGGGTATTGAGTGAGGATCGGGTTGTTGCGCTCAATCAACCGACTGCAGACCCTGAGACCGGTATCGAATACCTGACCAACGATGTGCAGCGCACCCTACTCAAGGTCAATATGGAGGAAGTGCCGAGCACGCCGTCTTTCCGGGCGCAGCAGCTATCGGCCATGTCAGAGGCTTTCAAGTCCATGCCGCAGCGGTACCAGGAGGCGACCATGCCGTTCCTGTTCGCCCTCATGGATGTGCCGAACAAGAAGGAAGTGCTCGATGTAATCAAGCAGCTCTCGACCATACCTAATGAGGAAGAGATACAGAAGCGCATTGACGACGCCATCATCGCCAAGGGCCTGGAGATCAAGGGCCGCGAGGTAGAGATCAAGGACCGTCTCACCGACGCCCAGATACAGAAGGTTGTGGCCGATGCTGTGGCTAAGACCATCGAATCCATCTACAGCGCTACCCAGGCCGGTATGCAGATCGCACAGGTGCCTGGTGTGGCCCCGATAGCTGACCAGTTGCTCAAGTCGGCAGGGTTCCAGGATCACGACACCCCGCCGATTGTAGCGCCGGGAATGTCCGGTCCCGTTGGTGCAGTTCCCACTGGCCAAGCCATGCCGGTGCCCGACCAGAATACGAGCCCGATGTTTCCACCTCGGGCCACCCCTCCAGAATTAGCCGTGCCAGGGATTGGTCAGATCGACCCGGCGCAGGCTGACGATGGAATGAACGCAGGAATCGAAGCAGAGGGAGTGCAATGAAAGATCCGGGAAGAATTTTATGGATGGGAACATCCTATTGTGAGGTGAAATTATGGCACGTCTAGTAACCGCAACCGGTGAGGCAAAAGGCCCTGGCAATATGGGCGACGATGTGGCGTGGTTTGTCGGGCAACAGCGGTGGATTGATGATGAGATCGTCTACTACTACCAGGCACACGCCGACGTGTTCACCGTCGGGCCAGTTGTCATAGATCCGGTGCAGTTCACCGTGGAATATCCCGGCGCCCAGGCATCTGCCTACATCGATTTCAACGGCGTGGGCGAAGCGGAGATGTCGGTCACTATCGGCGGGCTAGTCTACCTTGAGGCCGACACAGCGGTGCCGGCAAGTGGTGTTTGGACCAATGGAGCGTCTGCGGCCGATTCTGCCGCCTCCCTGATTGCCGCTATCAACGGCGACACAAGAACCGACGTCCCTTTCACCGCAGTTGCCGACGTGTCCACTGCGGGGGTTTGGCTCTTCTGGGATGAGGTCGGGGTTGACGGCAACGTCGATATCACCACTGACTCGGCGGCTAAATGCACGGTGGCCGAGGCATCTCTTGGGGGTGCAAACGCTGGCAAGCGCCAGGTGGTCAATCTGACACATACCGTGTTGGCACAGGAACTGCTTTCAGGGGCGGTTGAAATCCCCCTCCAATTTGTCCCGGCAGGGTTCAACATCAACGCTTTCAGCGCGGCCGGTGCCCCGGTTTACTTCACCGATGTGGTGACAGTAGAGACTGACCCCAATCGGTTACGCATAGCCACCACAGGTACAACCAATCTGGCAAACACTGATGTCGTGCATATCACGGCCTGGAATTAAAACTAAGCTCCTCCTTTTGCGGCCCGGCGATAAGGGCAAGGAAAACGTATGGAAATCGAAGCATATTTTGAACAGAACGCCGTTGACGGAGTGTTAACGGACGATGCAATGGCCAACCTCCTGATCGGGAACATGGGCGAGACAGCCGCACCGGCTGAAAGCGGGGACGCGCCCGACCCCGCCCCGCAAAGTGATGAGGCCGATGTGAAGACCGAAGATCAAGCAGGAGATGGAAAGCTTGATCCAGCAGAGGGTGACTCATCCTATCCAGTCGTGCTGGCCAAGGACGGGAAGAATGTCATCCCCCATGAAAAGCTGACCGAGGCCCGCGAAGAGGCCAAGACTTACCGCGAGCAGACTGCCGCCCTGATGCAGGAGATGGAAAGCATCAAGGCTATGCTAGCGCAGGGCCAGCAACCCGACGCAGCGCAACAAGACGCAGTGGCAGAGCCTGCCACTGCTGCCGTTGACATCGCAGCGCTGGAGCGGGAGTACTACAACGCCACGATGGACGGCGAAGAGGACAGGGCAGTTGAAATCAGGGTAAAGATCAACTCCGAACTCATGCGACAGGCCCGCGAGGATGTCATCCGTGAAGTCGGCTCGCAGCAGTCGGCCAGGGATCAGCAAGCGGCAGTGCAGACGGCGCAATCGGCGCTTGACACCGCAGCCATCGAGGTGGCCGGCAAATACCCGGTCCTTGACCTGGAAAACGGTGGCGACCCTGAAAAGGTTGGTGAGGTGGTCGAGTATCGAGACTTCCTGATTCACGTCAAGGGAATCCCGGCCCACGATGCGCTTCGGCAAGCTGCAGATAAAGTGCTTGGGAAGGTAGAAGTCAAAGCTTCCGTCAGCGATACGGCGGCACCCAAAGCGGTGAAGACAAATACCCCAACCAGCTTGAGCGACATCCCGGCAAGCTCAGCTGCCCACCACGATGAAGCGGAAGCCCTTGCCCAGATGAGCCATGTCAACATGGTTCAAAAGATGATGGGGATGGACCCGAGTAAAATCGAATCGCTGATCAGCAAGTTGGTGTGATCATGAGCGCCGAAACGCTAGGCAAAATTATAATCAGAGGATTGTCACAAATTATCGTGAACATTTCCAAAGAGCTTGGGCAGGACGTTTCTTGCCCAAACTGTAGGGCCCTGAAGAGCTTGAACAGAATCAAGGGTCAAGAACAAAAAAAGTAGATTTAACCTGCAAGGTAATCCGCTCCCCGATACCGGGCACCGGAACCCTAACAATACCCATCACGCCTTTTGGCCTCATGGAAGAAACACTATCCATTATGAGGCCAAAACATGCCCGCTACTTCTATTCCTTACGGTTCCCCGCAGGCGGTTCAAATCCAGTCTGCAGGTCTTTTTGCTGCCAATATGCAGCGCCCCACCACCATCGGTCGCCTGACCGGTAAACTCCCCACCCAGGCCGACGCCGAGAGTAATCTCCGTTTTCAGTCCGGCAACGAACTGCCCATCGTTCGGTGCATGGATCTGACCAAGAAGGCCGGAGACGAGGTGACCTTCGACCTGATCAACCCGATTGGCGGCAAGCCGATTATGGGTGAGAAGACCGCCGAGGGGCTTGGCGACAAGATGTCGTTCAGTCAAGACTCGCTCCGGATCAACCAGGCTCGTAAGCCGATCAGTGCCGGCGGCGCCATGACGCAACAGCGCACTCCCCACCAGCTTCGCAGCCTGGCCCGCAGCCTGGCGCAGAACTACATGACCAGG